CTTGATATAGAAGAGGACCAGAGTGATTTAAATTTTAATTTAGGTGGAGTAGTTCCAGTACAAGGCACAGGCGTTATCAACAAACCTAATACTGGTCCCACTACAGGATTTAAACCTTATGTAGCACCTACTGTTCCCGGCTTTACCGCACCAAAACTTCAAAATGTACAATACACACAAGCTCCACAAACAACTAATTTACCTACATTTGGACAAGTAATGGGAAGTAATCTGGGTAAGTATGATGAATTAAGACGATATGTAAATGATGCAGGACAAGTAAGACAAATACCATTTAAAAATGGAAAACCTATTTACCCTATCCCAGAAGGTTTTAGGTTTGAAGCAATGGGTATGACAACTCCTACAAATACCTCTGTCACACCTGTCACAGTAACAGGTCAACAACAAGATGATGGCGGTGGGGATGGGGCTGGTAGTTCCGTAGTTGGTACAACTTTAGGTGGCGTTAAAGGTGCTAGTGATATGGAAACTGCAATGATGGACGCATCTCGTGGTATGTTCGGCACAAGAGATTCTTCTGTGGGTACTTTTGGCTCTAATCGTGAGTTTGGTTTTAGTAATGATGCAATGCGTAGTGCAACTTTTGATATGGCAATGGCACAGTTTGGTTCCCTTAGTCCGACAGCCGCTGCTGGTATAGAATTTGGTAATAAACTTGGTATATTAGATAATATGGCTACTCCTAATGAAAGAGCTATAGCAGGTCAAACAGCAAAAGGTATGGCACTTAGTGCAATGGGCTTTAGTAATCCGGGTCAAATTTCTACTAATGAACAAGCAACAGCATATGGACTCGCTATATCCGCTGCTATGGAAGCATCTAAAAAAGGACAAAATGTTCAGGCGGCAGTAGAAGCTGTACTGGCACAAAATCAAGAGGCAGTTAAGCAGGGTCAAATTAGTGCTTTGACTGATATAGGACATAGTGCTAGTGATGTATCTAATGTAGACACGGTTAGCAGAGCAGTAGCTGGATATAATGCTTTAGCTGATGCATATGACCAAGATGCAAGAGAAATAGCTTCAACAGGTTTTATTATGGATAAAGATAGAAACCCAATAAGAACTCGTGATATTACGACAGGTAAACTAAAAGGCAATGTTATGAAACAATCTGCTTTAGACCAATTAAATGCCTTTAAATCTAAAGCTGCACAAGCACGTGCTAAAGCAACATCTTTAAGTAGTTTAGAGCTTTCACTTGACCGTGCTAGAAAATCTGGCGTTCCTGATGCTGCTGAATTTGGTCCGGGTACTGGCGGTTATTCAACTGAAGCTGCTGCAACTGCTGCTGACGAAGCTAATCAAGCTAGTGGGGATACTGGTCCGGGTGGTTCGGGTACAAGCGATACAGGTATGGATGATTCATCAGGAGCAAGCACAGGTGTTGGTACAGGCACAGATTGTCTAACCGAAGACATGAAAGTTAGTCTCAACGGTGTAATTGATTTTGTTACTAACATCAAAGTCGGTGACATGATTGATAACTACAAGGTCAAAGAAGTTCTACACAAGCATATGCGTAGCGGTTATTATGCAATCAATAATGAACTCAAGATTAGTAATGACCACCCTGTACTAGCAAACGGTACATGGACACGTCCAGAAGATTTGGTAGTAGGTGATAACATTAACGGTATTCCTGTAACATCTCTTGAGTATGTAGAACGCATGACACCAACAGTATCTATTGTTATTGACGGTGAAAGTTTTGATGTACATACAGAAAACAATATCTACACAGTACACGGTAGATATAGGGAAGTACGTCAAGAAGCTGCGTAAGAGGCTTAAATCTTACAATCAGTTGGCTACTCACTCCCCACACCCGACAGTGTGGCTACGGTGGCCCCAACAAAAGGAAATACAATGAACGATACAATCATGGCAGAAGAAATGCAAACACCAAAGAAAGCTGCATTTGCTAATCGTAAATATACTAACGAAGAAAAGCGTAGGATTGAAGAAGAAGAATTAGAGCAAATGATGAAAGAGCAGAAAGGTGAAGTAGAGCAAGAGGCTACTGAACCAGAAGAAGCTGAACCTACTACAGCAGAAGAAAAAACATTTAAGAAGCGTTACTCAGACCTACGCCGACACCAGCAAAAACAAGCTGAAGAGTTTAAGACTGAACTAGATGCAATGAAACGGCAGCTTGAGTCAGCCACTAAAAAAGAAATGAAGCTACCCAAGTCTGATGAAGACATTGAACAGTGGGCAGCAGACTACCCAGATGTAGCAGCTATTGTAGAAACAATTGCCATGAAGAAGGCAGCAGAGCAATCTACTGCACTAGAAGAACGCATGAAGGTAATTGATGAGATGCAAACTTCTGCTACTAAAGAGAAGGCTGAAGCAGCATTGATGCAGATGCATCCTGACTTTGATGAAATTAGAGACAGTGATGACTTTCACAATTGGGCAGAAGAACAACCTAAGTGGGTACAAGATGCGCTGTATGATAATGACAACGATGCACGTTCAGCAGCTAGAGCAATTGATTTGTACAAAGCCGACATGGGTATTTCTAAAAGCAAACCTACTAAAGATAAAGATGCAGCTAAGTCTGTATCTACAAAGAACTCACGAAGTAAGCCACAAGAAGATGAGTCTTCTACTTACTTAAAAGAATCTCAAGTACAAAAGATGTCACCTCAACAATATGAGAAGATGTCTGATGAAATTATGGAAGCTATCCGTTCTGGAAAGTTTATCTATGATGTATCTGGCTCTGCTAGATAAAAAAGAGTTGACAAATAGTTATTTATACGTATAACTATAGTCAGATTAGTGTATCTGTATAGCGCAATACGGATACACTATAATTAACAAACAGCCAAGCCTTACGGATTACCTGACAAACATGGCCCGTTGAATGGTAGGAAGGCCATCCTATCAGAATACGCACCCAAGTGCATCAGCCTCCTGATTAGTCTTGCGAGTTTGTATCTGTAAAATGCTACATAGGAGATTTTAACATGGCATTTACTACTGCTAGTGGTTATGGTAATCTTCCTAACGGTAATTTTTCTCCCGTAATTTACAGCAAACAGGTGCAACTTGCTTTCCGCAAGTCTGCTGTTGCTGAAGCAATCACTAATTCCGATTATTTCGGTGAGATTGCTGCTATGGGTGATTCCGTTAAGATTATCAAAGAACCCGAAATCACCGTTAAGGCTTACGCCCGTGGTACAACTATCACGCCGCAAGACCTTGATGACGAAGATTTCAACCTGACAATTGACAAAGCTAACTACTTTGCATTTAAGGTTGATGACATTGAAGAGGCGCATAGCCACGTAAACTTCCAGCAACTGGCAAGTGATCGTGCTGCGTATCGTTTGGCTGACCAGTTTGACCAAGATGTTCTTGGCTACATGGGCGGTTTTAAGCAAGCTGCTATTCATGGCACTGCTAATACAGCTAACACCACGACTAATGGCTCAGTGGCAGTTTCAACAGCAGGGACTAACGAACTGCTAGGCGAAATGCAAGTTGACGCTAATGACTTTGGTGGCTCTGCTGACAATGGTATTGGTATTCAGCCACGCTTACCGGGTGCTTCTGCAGTGCCGGGTTCAGGTAACGCTAACCCAACCATGATTATTGCTCGTATGGCTCGTAAGCTAGACCAGCAAAATGTTGATTCACAAGGACGTTGGCTTGTAGTCAACCCAGTATTCATGGAAGTACTGAAAGATGAAGATTCAAAACTTCTGAACTCAGACTTTGGTGGTTCTGGTTTGCAAAACGGTCTTGTAATTAATAATCTGCACGGTTTCCAAGTGTATGTTTCTAATAACCTACCTGAAATTGGAACGGGTTCTGGCACTACAGGTGGCACAAACTCTTCTAACTTCGGTGTGATTATTGGTGGGCATTCATCTGCTGTTGCTACTGCAGAGCAAATCAACAAGACTGAGACATATCGTGATCCTGACAGCTTCGCTGACATTGTTCGTGGTATGCATTTGTATGGGCGTAAGATTCTCCGACCAGAGGCTCTTGTTAATGCCCGGTTCTGTTTGGTATAGGGGGAATTAAAAAATGGCTACAATTACCACTCTTTTGAAACCCGCCCATGGCAACAGTCCACGTGGACGCACTCCTTACTATGTAGATATGACTGTTGACCTAACAGCTCAAGCCATTTCTTCTACAGGTGGAGATGTTGTTCAGTGCCTAACTATTCCTGCAAATACACGTGTATTACACGCAGGATTCCAAGTTGTAGAATCTGCTACCATGAATACTGGTACAAACGCTACAGCTATTTTAGGTGCTGCTGATGACAACGAATTTGTTGCAGCGTTTGACATTGACGGTGCGGCTGACGGGGCTTATGCTCCTTCTGCTACACCAGCAGCAGATGTCACTCTTGCTACTGCAGATACTTTGGACCTTACCTTTGCTGGTGATGGTGCAACATATACTGCAGGTAAAATTCGTGTCTATGCAGTCATGCTGGACGTTAGCGACCAAGGTGATGTATCTGCTAATGAAGTAGATAGAGACACACTCGCATAACATAATGTGACGGGGCAGGGCAACTTGCCCCCTCACTTTGTTTAAGGAAACGTAGATGGCTACAACATTTTTACAATTAGTTAATCAAGTAAATAGGCGTTTGAATGAAGTTGAACTGACTTCTACAAACTTTGCAAGTGCGACAGGTTTTTATGCACATGCAAAGGACGCTATTAATTCATCTATTAGATATATAAATCAATCAGAATTTGAATGGCCTTTTAACCATACATTAAAGACGCAAACCTTGACGGCTAATACTAGCCGTTATTCTTTTCCTACAGACTGTAAAGTTATCAACTTTGATACATTTAGGATTAAAGAAGATTCTACGTTAGGTAATAGTACAACACGTATAATGCCTATGACTTATGAAGAATACTTAGATAAATTTGTAACGCAAGAATATAATAGTTCTAGCTTTCAAGGCGTACCCACTCGTGTTATACATGCTCCTTCTCTTGAGTTTATTCTTACTCCAGAGCCAAACAAAGCATACATATTAGTATATGAATACTTTAATTTTACTGCAGACTTATCTGCACACGGCGATACAATTGTTATACCAGATAGATTCATACATGTTATTGTAGATGGTGCAATGCACTATGCATATCTATTTAGAGGTAATACACAAGATGCTTTGGTAATGAAAGAAAAGTTTGACGAAGGTATTAAGTACATGCGTTCAATGTTAATTAATCGTACACGATATGTGCGTTCTTATATGATTCCGCAAAACACAGGTGGTGGTCTTAGGTACGGATATTCATCGGTAACATAGGGGTAGTAGTTTGGCTGACGCATGGAAAACTTACGCCGTTGAGTTTCGTGGTGGATTAATAAGTAACCTTTCTCCGTTACAGCAGGGTCTTAACGCACCGGGTAGCGCACGTATATTGCGTAACTTTGAACCATCTGTTGAAGGTGGTTATCGTAGAATTGAAGGCTATGATAAGTACGACAGTGACTTGATCCCACCATATGGTGAGCCAAAAGTACATGGAGCCAGTCAAAGCGGCACAACACTTATACTAGGTAACATACATCAAACACCTGTCGCTGGAGATATACTAACATTTGCAGGTGGTTTAGTAGATGGGGCATCTCAATCAGGTACATCATTAACTGTTGATGGATTAGACGTAAGACCTTCAGCCAATGATACATTTACTATAGACGGTGATACAACAGTATATACAATTAGTAGTGCAACAGCTTTAAGTTCAACTGAGTCAACTTTAACTCTTAGTTCAGCTTTAGTTGCTACCCCGGCTGATAATGCCGTAATAAGTTTTAGATATACGATTGCAGCAGGTGGCGTATCTTTTGCTGCAGCAACAAATAGAGCAACATTAACACTATCTCAAACAATGTTGCATAACCCTTCAGATCAAGATAATGTTACTTTTGTATCAACAACTTTAAATTATCTTACTCTTGGTGTTGCAAGCTGGGAAAGTCAAGCCATTGTTGCAAAGAACGATGATATATTTAGCACAACAGGTACAGGTTTTACAAAAATAAATGTTCCTAATTATGGAACAACTTTAGTAAACGGTGCAAGTCAAACAGGTTCATCTCTTATAGTAGACGGTTTAACTGCAGCACCACAGGCACAAGATCAATTTACAATTGCTGGTATTGAAAAGATTTACACAGTAACAGCTACCGCAACTGTATCTTCTGGTGGTTCTACTTTGAGTATTGACCCTGCGCTTGCATCAAGTCCTGCTGACAATGCCGCATTAACATTTATATCTACAAGCAGAGAAGGTGCAACAAGAACACGATTTGCTAAATACAACTTTAACGGCACACAAAAGATAGCACTAGTAGATGGGACAAATGCTCCAGCAACATATGACACTAGTTTATTTACTGCCCTGAATGACGCACCTGCTGATGTAAAAGGCGCAGCATTTATATCTAACTTTAAAAATGCTTTATTCTTTGGTAAAGGAACTATACTTAATTTTACTGCGCCGTATACTGACAGTGACTTTTCCGTAGCAAATGGTGCAGGGTCTATAAACATAGGTTCACCAATTACAGGTTTAGAAGTATTTCGTGATCAGTTAATTATTTTTACCGAAGTATCAATACAAAGATTAGTAGGTAACACAATCGCAGACTTTACATTGCAACCAGTAACTAATGATTTGGGTTGTATTGAAAGTGACACCATACAAGAAGTTGGTGGTGATGTTATGTTCTTAGCACCTGACGGTTTACGGTTGTTAAGTGCCACAGATAGAATTGGTGATTTTGGATTAGGCGTTGTATCTAAAAATATACAGGATGATTTAGTTACATTTATCTCTACTAATACAAACTTTACGAGTTGCGTTATTAGAGAAAAATCACAGTATAGAATATTTGGATATAATAATAATATTACACAAGAAAATGCACAGGGCATTTTAGCTACACAGTTTGCAGAACAAGGCGGCGCAAACATGCAGTATGCAGAAACTAGAGGTATACGAGCATTTGTAGCAGACAGTAATTATCATTTAAACAGTGAGGTTGTACTGTTTTCTAATAATGATGGCTACTTATATCAAATGGAATCGGGTAGTGATTTTGACGGTACAGCAATTACTATATCCTTTGCTACACCTTTTATTCCAATTGAAGACCCACGAGTACGAAAAACTTTTTACAAGATATTTTTGTACACTGATCCACAAGGAAGTGTAGCATTTGATTTAAGTTTAAAGTTAGACTTTGACGAAGCCGGTACTATACAACCAGCACCTATTAATATACAAAACGTACAAGGAGTTGTAGGATTTTATGGAACTGGTGTGTTTGGTACAACTACGTATGGTGCAAAACTAGTTAAACTATTTGAAAGTCAAGTAGTAGGTTCTGGATTCGCAGTTTCATTTTTGTTTGACTCTGCTACACAAGCACCACCATTTTCACTTGACGCATTAACAGTCGAATACGCCACTAACGCAAGAAGGTAAAACTATGGGAACAGGATATACCAGAAACGACTCAGCTAATAATATTGCTGACGGTAACGTAATTAACGCTGCTGACTTTGATGGCGAATATGACGCTATCGAATCAGCCTTTAACGCTACAAGTGGACATACCCATGATGGCACAGCCGGTGAAGGTGGGCCTGTTACTGTGCTTGGTCCAGTGCAAGATTTTGTAGCTAGTTCAACTGAAATAAAACCAAAAACAGATAATACGTTAGATATAGGTACATCTTCACTTGAGTTTAAAGATTTATATCTTGATGGTAAAGCATACATTGACGGTCTTGGTGAAAATATATTAGTTGATACAGATAAAGCTATACAGTTTAGAGACACCGCACTAAGTATAAAGTCTAGTACAGATGGACAGCTTGACATTGATGCAGATACAGAACTAGAACTTGTAGCACCTACAGTGGATATAGACGCATCCACTGCTGTTACCATAGACACAACTACTCTTACTATTACAGGCGCAGCAAATGTTACTGGCGATCTTGACGTAGACAATATTAATATTAATGGTAATGCTATCATTAGCACAGACTCTAATGGTAACATTGACTTGACACCAAATGGAACTGGTGAAGTTAATATAAGTAAAGTTGACATAGATAGTGGTACAATTGATAATGCGGTAATTGGTGGGGCAACTGCAGCAGCAGGTACATTTACTGCAATAGTAGGTGAGTCTGCAGCAATTGACAACATTACTATAGACGCAAACACTATATCTTCTACCAATACTAATGGTAATATTACACTTGACCCTAACGGAACAGGTGTTATTGATATTCCTGCTGCAACTAAACTGCAAATACGTGACAGCGCAATATTTATTAACTCAAGCACAGACGGTCAACTAGACATAGATGCTGATGCAGAGTTAGAAATTACTGCACCTATTGTAGACATTGATGCATCTACATCTGTAAATATTAGTAACGATTTAAAACTAGACAGCGATGCTGCTGTATTATCTTTTGGTGCTAATGATGATGTAACTCTTACGCATGAACACAACGTAGGCATACAAGCTAGAGCAGCTTCTGGGTTTGAGCTTAACTTGCAAACAGGGGATACATCAGTTGAGTCTGGTAATGTATTAGGTAAGATTACTTTTAATGCTCCTGTTGAGGGCAGTGGCGTAGATGCTCTTCTTGATGGCGCATCTATTGAAGCTATAGCAGAAGATACTTTTGCTTCTGACAATAATTCAACAGCCCTTGTATTTAAAACAAATACATCAGCAGCCGCAACAGAACGTATGCGTATCAAGTCTGATGGTACTATTGTTATGGATACACAAGTAGACATCGACAATATAACAATTGATGGCAATACTATTAGCAGCACAGACACTAATGGTAATGTAGTAATTGCTCCACATGGAACAGGTGATGTTCAACTAGATGCGGATACAGTACGTGTAGGTGATAGCAATGCTGATGCAACTATTACAACAAACGGCACAGGTGACTTAACACTTAGCACTAATGCAGGTACAAACTCAGGTGTAATTACTATTGCTGATGCAGCCAATGGTAATATTTCTATAACACCTAACGGTTCTGGCACAGTTGTCATGGACAAAGTTGACATTGGTGGTGGTGCTATTGATGGAACACCTGTAGGTGCTAACTCTGCATCAACAGGAGCTTTCACTGCAGTTGATGTAGATAATATTAATGTTAATGGTAATACCATTTCAAGCACAGATACTAACGGCAATGTTATTATTGATCCACATGGAACAGGCAATATCCATCTTGGTGTTTTCCATTTTGATGCAGATCAAAGTTCATTAACAGATAATCATGTATTGACATACGACAGTACTGGTGGTACAATACAGCTTGAAGCTATTCCGGCACAAAATGTGGGTGGTAACTTAGCCAGTGATCTAGCAAGTAATGGCAATGATATTGTCATGGCAGATAGCGATAAAGTTATTCTTGGTACAGGTAGTGACTTACAAGTATTTTGGGATGGTACAGATGGGCATATTTCAATTGCTTCATCCACGTTAAATATTGACGGTTCAGGTGAAACTCTAGCTAAGTTTATTGATGATGGTGCAGTAGAACTGTATCATAATAATGCTAAGAAAATAGAAACAACAGCAAATGGTGTTACAGTTACAGGAAGAGCTTTAGGTGCAATAACTACTGTTAGTTTAGGCACTGGAACAAGTCCAGATACCGCAGAATGTGATATGGCGTTAGGCAATGATTTTAGTGTTACTGTAGCAAGTGATGGTTGTTTGTTATCTTTTGCTAACGAAGTAGCAGGACAGTCTGGTAACATTCATTTAAGTAATGCTAATGGTCAAGCAATTACCGTTGGCGCAGAAGTAGCTATAAATGAAACAGCTTTAACTGCAATAGCAACCGCTGGTGTCTATCAACTTTCTTATTACTGTATTGGCACAGGTAATAATCAAGTGTTAATTACAGTGTCTGGAGCTTTGACTTAATGAGTTTACTTAGAGCAAATGGTGGTGGACTAGGTGGTGCAGGTGCGCCGGGTGGTGCGTTGGGTTCGTTCTATAGTCACAGCATTGACCAATCGTTGAAGTTCAATGATGACGATAGTGCGTATTTAAACCGCACACCATCTTCTGCTGGCAACCGCAAGACATTTACTTTTAGTTGTTGGGTAAAGCGTGGCAATCTTGGCGAACAAGCTCTCCTTGATGCTTACAGTGATGACAGCAACCGAACAAGATTGATGTTTGATGCGGGTAATAGGCTTCAATTTTTTACTAGATTAAGCGGTGCTGAACACAGCCTTATATGTAACGCTGTTTGTAGAGATTTGTCTGCATGGTATCATGTTGTTTTCTCTGTAGACACAACACAATCCACAGCATCTAACCGTGTAAAAATCTACATAAATGGTGAATCACAGACATTTACAGGCACAGGTTATCCTGACGATGAAGATACATTTATTAATCACACTGTTGCACACAGTATTGGCAGTGCCAACGACAGTGGTGGACGAGAAATTTATTTTGATGGATATTTAGCCGAAATCAACATGATTGACGGAACAGCCCTAACTGCTGACAGCTTTGGCGAAACAAAAAATGGTGTTTGGATAGCAAAAGAGTATTCAGGTTCATATGGCACTAATGGTTTCCATCTGCCTTTTTCTGTAACACAGGGTAACTCAGTTAACTATGACGCTGCTCAGTATCATAACATAACGTGGACTAACGCTAGTCAATATGACATTGCATCAGATGATGACTTTTGTTTAGAATTTTTTACTAAGGGAAATGATTTTGAATCAAGCTACAGCTATACTATGGGAGACTATGCTGTAGGAGGCCCACACTTTATGATTCAATTAGGTAATAGTGGGAACATATATGGATACTATGGTAATGGTCTTGCTAACAGCTTTGACGCTAGTTCTTATTTAACTTCTACAGATTGGCATCACATTGCGTGGGTGCGTGAAAGTGGAACAACTCGTTTTTACATTGATGGGGTTCAACGTCACACAGGAACGAACGGTGGCTCAACAGCCCATAATTTATCCCAATTTTTTGTAGGTGATGCTTATCCGGCTGCTAATGCGCCACATTTTATAGGTTCATTAAGTAATCTTAGACTTACAATTGGTGCGGCTAGGTACGGTAGTGGCACTACTTTTACAGTACCCACCAGCACTTTAACTAACGACTCAAGTAATGTGAAATTACTAGTATTTACAACTTCAACACTTACAGCAGACGCAAGTAGTGCTGGGGTTACTGGTTCTATTTCTGAGGGAGTCCCAGTATTTAGAGCAGATAACCCTTTTTCTACCATCATTGGAAAAGATGCTGCTGGAAATAATGACTTTTCTGACGTTGCGTTATCTTTTACTGACATCCTGCCAGACAACCCGACTAATAACTTTCCTACTTTTAACCCCTTAAAACCGTATTGGGCTAATGCGCCAACTTTAAGCGAAGGGAATTTAAAAACTCGCAATGCAAGCAGTGAATGGAAGACCCTTCTTGGAACTATGGCAGTATCCTCAGGGAAATGGTATGCTGAGTTCTTATGTAGCGAATCATCCGCTGGTGCAACAAGTATAGCTGCTATAGGGATACTAGATATTGGTGCTAATAACGCTATGGATGGCAGTTATTTTATAGGTTATGAGGATAATTCAGTCAGTTATTATGGTTCAAATGGATATAAATTTGTATCATATACTAACACAAGCACCTATGCAACCTATGGAAATGCTTGGGGGCTGGGTGATATTATTGGTGTAGCGTTAGACCTTGATGCTGGCACAGTAAAATTTTATAAAAATAACACAGTACAAAACTCTGGAACTGCCGCCGCCAGTAGTCTAAGTGGTACTTTTGTGTTTGGAGCCGCTGTTTATGCCACCTCTGCAATCATAGCTAACTTCGGTCAAGACAGCAGTTTTGCTGGTGTAGGAATAGCACAAGGCAACGCAGATGGCAATGGTGTGGGTGATTTCTTTTATGCGCCGCCGTCCGGCCATCTTGCGATTTGTTCATCTAACCTTCCAGATGCAGCCATCATTGATGGCACTGATCATTTTAACACTGTGCTTTGGACTGGCACTGGTTCAGGTGGTACACGAGCAGTCAGCGGGGTGGGTTTTTCTCCCGACTGGGTCTGGGCAAAAAATTTAACACAGAATTACAGCCATACATTATATGATTCTGTAAGAGGTGCTGGAAATGATAAAGAGTTTCAATCTAATGACACTGCCGCTGAAGGTGATGGAAATAACAATCAATATGGTTATTTATCTGCTTTTGATTCTGATGGGTTTACTTCAACATCTGGTTCAGAGGGTGACGCAAATAACCTATATTTTAATGAGTCAAGTAAAAATTATGCAGCTTGGAACTGGAAAGCTGGCGGGGCAACGCCAACCAAAACTTACACAGTCAAGGTTGTCTCAGATAGCGGCAACAAATACAGGTTTGATGACTTTGGTACAAGCGCAGTTACTTTAAATTTACAAGAGGGCGGCACATATACGTTTGATCAATCGGATAGTAGTAATGCTGGGCATCCACTAAGGTTTAGTACAACATCAGATGGTACACACGGAGGCGGTTCAGAATACACAACAGGTGTAACAACAACAGGAACACCGGGAAATGCTGGCGCAAAAACAGTTATAACTGTTGCAGCTAGTGCAGCTACTTTGTATTATTATTGTACCCAGCACTCAGGTATGGGCGGTCAAGCTAACACTAACGCTACCTTTGGATCAACAAATTTTGATGGTAGTCTTTTATCTACTGTCTCTGCAAATACTGATGCTGGATTTAGTATTGTAAGTTACAGCGGTTCAAATTCCGCTGGCAGTTTTGGACATGGCCTTAGTCAAGCGGTTGAACTTGTTATAATCAAACAAAGAAACAACGCATCATTTTGGGCTACGGGTTATAATGTGCCAGATTGGACTTGGAGTTCAGACTATATACAGTTGCAAGATGATGCACAAAAAGGAGCAGATGGTGGTAACACTATCTTTACATCTGCCCCATCATCCACAGTTGTGAACATAGGTGGTGGTTCTGTGACTAGCACCAGTGGAAAAAATTTAATTGCGTATTGTTTTCACTCAGTTGAGGGCTACAGTAAAATCGGTCAATATGAAGGGAATAATTTGGCAGATGGAACATTTGTTTATACTGGTTTCAGGCCAGCGTTTCTTCTAGTTAAAAGTTTAGATACTGAAGTGCAATGGCTTTTACTGGACAATAAACGTGATCCATATAATGTCGGTGCTAATTATACTTCACCCGATATTCCTAATGCTTTTGCTGCTGTTTCTGGGGGGTTTTATGATTTATTGTCTAATGGATTTAAGTGGAGATTAGGTAGCGATAATTTAGGCTCTGCTAATGCGGCTAATACTTATGTCTACTACGCCGTTGCCGAACAACCATTCAAATTTGCTAATGCACGATAGGAGAATATAAGATGCCGTGGAAATATAGTGGTAGAATTTTAAAGCCGGGTAAGGCTTGGACGGATAATAACGGAAACCAACACCCCGGTGTATGGATGAGGTATTCAAGTTCGCAAAAATCTACTTTTGGTATTGTTTGGGAAGACCCGCCAGCAAGCGAAGCTGCATTTGATAATAGATTTTATTCTGGTAGACAAGCAGATGGTACGTTAATCCCTAAATCACTTACAGATACATTGTGGGTTGATGCGGATGGCAATGCTGTAAATGATCCATTAACAGGTCAGCAAGGCAAAACGCTTGGTCTTAAAAATGCAGCTATAGCTCAAGTCAAAACTCAGGCTGCTAGTTTTCTCGCTGCTCACGATTGGCAAGTTGTTAAAGCAACAGAGGTTGAGTCTTACTCTGTACCCTCAACTGTTACAACTTACAGAGTGGCTGTTCGCACCGCCAGCAATAACATTGAAACAGCCATAACCAATGCAAGTGACCTTGATGCGTTTATAGCTTTGTTTAATGACACACGAAACAGCGATGGGGTAGTAACAGCAGTTGCTAAGATTAACGACTGGCCTGATGGGATTTAATCATGGAAGTATCTAGCATGATGTTCTGGAATATTATTCTTACGCTAGTCATAGCACCTGCGTTCTGGATGTTTAGATCAATGATGGCAGAGGTAAAGCGTATAGATATATTATTAAACAGAACACGAGAAGACTACGCAACTAAGGGTGAACTTAGGGATGATATGGCAAGAGTCATGGAAGCATTACATCGTGTCGAAGATAAATTAGATAGAGCATTACAAAAGGACTAAACAATGGCAATGTTTAAAGCATTTAAGCCTAGTGGCATGGAAAAGATAGCACGTTCTATGGGCTATCAAGGTAGTATGGATGGGTTTCAAAACTATCTTTCACAAGACCCTATGCGACAGCAACAAATGAGTAACTTTCAAAACAAAGCTATGCAGATGGCTAAAGGTGGTATGGTTAATAACTACAAAAAAGGCGGTGCAGTACCACCACGCCGTACTGAAATTAAAGGCCAAGACCATATGCTTGCCTACATCACACCACAAGAGGGTGAGTTGTTAAAGGCGCATGGCGGTTCAGGTAGGCCGGGTCCAATGGGCATTCCTTCTTTTGATGAGGGTGATGGCCCCGGTGGTAGTGAAGGGGCAGCGATGAGTGATGTATCTAATTTTTATTACGTTCCTGTTGGTCAGGGAGCAGATGCAACAAGTAGAAGAATATATATAGGTTCTAGCCAAGACACTGTAGCAAATAGACAAGCGGGTTCTAGTAGTCTTGCTTCAGCTACACAGGGTACTTCTCCGGGCATTTTGGCTAGGGATGTTCCTTATGAAGTTGCGGCATTACGCAATCCAAACTTTGCTGCTGCACAAGAGGCTCTTGCTGCACTACAGGCTGCTCCTGAAGAAGTTCCCGTTGAAGATACTATTCCACAAGGACCAACAGACCTAACAGGCCAGTATAGTGATCAGTTAGCAAATAGTATGGCTAATAATGTACAAACATTTGGTACTACTTTTAGACCTAATAATACGCCACCATTACTTAACACTGCTTTTGTTGATAATACAGGGCAAACATATATAAATACTTCTGGTGTGCAACGAGCCGTTGCTGGACAACCAATAATGCCAACATATGGAACGCAAGTTCAAGGGTATGCTACTGGTGGAAGTGTAACGAATCCTACAGGTACACAAGCAGGTACACCTACGGTAACTGAACCTAGTACTCCTGAAGACGGACAACCGGGAATTGGTCAGTTTACAGTAGAGCAAATGTATCAACCCGGTGTGCCTATAGGTGGTACAACTATAGCTGCTGAAACTCCTTATGACGAATCCCAAGACATTGCCGCTGGTACAGGCACACTTACAGGTAGCGTTAATGTAGATACAGCTACGGCTGCAGCATCACAAGCACAAAATATTAATCCTACAGCCGCTAATACAATGCAAGTTGAACAAGTTGCAGGTAACGTAAATGCAGCATTAGATGCTACTCAAGCTGCGCAGTCCGATCCAAACGATCCTAGACTGAATATACAAGCAGCACAACAAACACAATCTTCTGTGGGTAATTTGCAAGCTGCTCAAGGTAATGCTTTTCTTATTAATAGTCCTGTACAAAGACAGCTACAAAGTGGTGAGTTGATTAGTGGTACAGGTGTCGATGCTGCTAAAGCTGCTGCACTAACTGCACAGACACAAGCTGCTGCTGCACAGGCTAATCCATCTGCACAAACTATGGTAGCCAATCAGCTTGATGGCTTGATGCAAGACTTTGATGGTGGTGCTACACCAGCATGGGCTGCAGGAGCCATGAGAGCCGCTACAGCAGCTATGGCTGGACGTGGGCTAGGTGCATCATCTCTTGCTGGTCAAGCTGTTGTACAGGCTGCTATGGAGTCTGCAATGCCTATTGCAATGGCAGATTCACAAACAGTAGCTAAGTTTGAATCACAGAACTTATCCAATCGTCAGCAGTCAGCCATGCTTGCTGCAGAGCAACGTGCTAAGTTTATGGGTCAAGAGTTTGATCAGGTATTTCAGACTAAAGTAATGAATGCTAGTAAGATCAGTGACATTGCAAACCAGAACTTTACAGCAGAACAGCAGGTGCAACTAGAGAACTCACGTGCTGTTAACACTATGAACTTGGCTAACTTGAATAATAAACAGTCTCTTGTAATGGCAGAGGCGGCTGCACTAGCACAACTTGATGTAGCTAATCTAAGTAATCGTCAACAGGCTGCAGTGCAAAATGCACAGAATTTCTTGCAGGTTGACATGGCTAACTTGTCTAATCGCCAACAGACAGAATTGTTTCAAGCGCAACAGCGGGTACAAGCATTGTTTACAGATCAAGCTGCTACCAATGCTGCTGCACAGTTTAATGCCTCTAGTCAGAATCAAACAGATCAGTTCTTCCAACAACTTGGATCACAAGTGTCTCAATTCAATGCTACGCAACAAAATGCACAAGCACAATTTAATGCAGGACAAACTAACACAGTCAATCGTTTCAATGCAGAAATAAACAATCAACGTGATCAGTTTAATGCAAATAATCAAATGGTAATTGCGCAAGCTAATGCTACTTGGCGCAGACAAATTGCTACAGCAGACACTGCTGCAGTTAATCGTGCTAATGAATTAAATGCTAACGCTATCTTGGATATTAGTAAACAAGCGTACAGTAATCTGTGGAACTACTATGCAGATACGATGGAGTGGGCATGGACATCTGCAGAAAATGAAATTGACCGTAATAACGCTTTGGCTATTGCTGAATTAGATGCCGATACACGTAGTAAAGTTGCAGCAGAAGGCTCTTCAGGTGCAGCAGGTAACGCTATTGGTAGCTTAATTGGTACACTAGGCAGTGCATGGATTTTGTCTGGTGGGCTTTGTTGGGTTGCTCGTGAGGTCTATGGCAAACAAAATGTACAGTGGTTTATTTTCCGTACATGGTTACAGTACGATGCACCTAAGTGGTTTAAAAAATTATACATGACACACGGTGAAAATTATGCTAAACTAATTGCTAAAGTACCGCCATTAAAATGGGCAACTAAAAAACTTATGGACATGGTAGTGGAAAATAAAAGGGAGAAACACAATGTCTCGTGCGCACACTGACATAGTAAGAGCATATTATAATATGGATATAGAAAATATGCCCAGTGATAAACCTGCAAAGTCAACAAGTGGGTTATTGTCAAAGAAAACATCAAGTAATAATATGAGTGAGGGTTTAGATTTATCTAATCCAGCAGTTCGTGTAGCAAAACAAATGCAGGTTATACGCAAGCACAGGGATGAAATTAAAAATGGCTGAAGAAATGTTAGATGCTCCTATTCCCGGTATGTCTTTAACACATGAGTTAGGGGCAAGACCTTGGCAACAACCATCACAGTTTCCTACTGTAGATGATGCTATTGAATACTATATGGCAAGCATGACATCCGAAGAATATATGGAACAACTAATTGACATTTTAGAAATGGGTGTACCTGTTACGTCCATTGCAAATAGTATGCAGTTAGCTAGTGTGATGGAAGGTAAACATACTGTTGATGTAGGTATGCTAGTTGTGCCATTGCTTATGGAACTTATTATGATGTTAGGGGATAGCGCAGGTATTGAATATGAAACAGGGTTACAAAATCCAGATGCAAATAAACCACGGGATTCTCAGCTTGCTAAGTATGCTATGAAATATAAAAAGAGTATAGATAAAGTTGATTTAGAAGAATTAAAAGAAGCTGACACAGAAGATGATAAAGACGATGAGCCTAAAGGCTTAATGGCAAGGAGAACATAATGGGATTGTTTAGTGGAAGTTTTGGTACAGGTTTTGTCACTGGTTTAGCGTCTAGTGTAGATAGGTCTATGCGTGACGCTATTACTAGACGCAATAGCGAAATGAGTGAGGCACGTAAATATGTGGCAACTAGGAAAGCCGCTAAACGAGATGCTTATGAAGCTAAAAAACTTAAACAAGATGAAGCTAATCAACTTGCCTTTGACGCTCTTGCAACACAGTTAGGTGGCGATACCGATTTAACCTATGCAGCATTTAAAAGACTAGGTACTGCTGAAGACGTGCAGTCTTATCTTGCAGACGTTAAGACTACACGTAAAGCATTACAACCCGGACAAATATATGATCCTAAAGCAGATTTTACAGGTTATCAAAAGGGTAAAACTCCAGTAACTAGAGAAGCTGCACTAAGTGATCTTTCTATTCCTATGCCAGCTATTAGTAAAATATCTGGATCAGACCTTGGCATAGATGATCAAATCGGGCGTATGTTTGGTAGAGAAGGTCAGGCCGCAGATAAAGCAGCGGCTAGACTTAATGAAAGATTTGCAAGTGATGCACCTGCTGCACGTACACCGCTAACAGGTACAGGTACAGTTGCAGGTATAGATTTATCTAGGCAGATTACTGCACAGCAAGCTGGGTTTGCCGCTACTGAACGTGACAGAGCAGCAACAAAATTTAACATGGAAGTAAGTGCTTTTAAACAAAACGCAAGCCGTCTCGAACAACAAATGACGATAGCTGATAACATTGAAGCACGTGCTAAAGAAAAAGCGTTGTCAGATGCAGAACAACGTAAGCTAGATAATTCTCGTAATGAAATAGCAGACTTGCAACGCAAAACGCAACTTGAGCGTGAAGCAGAAATGTTTGTTATAGAGAAAAAAGCCAAGGAGTTAGGTATTGAGGTTGAGGAATATAAACTGCAAAAATCAAAAGAAGCACCACAGTTTAACGATTACGAAGAAATGGCAGTGTATTACTCTAATAGACTAGGACAAAGAGGACTTACTACACAACAGAAAAATGATTTTTCTCAGCTACGTAATGATGCAATAGAAGGTGCTGCAGCATTTAATCAAAAAACAGGTGGTACAGCTAGTTTCTTTGGCAAGCCAAACAGAGACACAATTATAAATTCTGAAATTAAAAGGATGCTTGAACCTTTTGGAATGATAAATGAGTTAGGCCAACAAATACAGGATGAAATAGATGGTAATTTACCTTCTTACTTTGATGGTATGACACGGGCATTAGATAATTTAACCCGAACAACTGCACCCCTAAACGATAATGCTATAAACTCAATGCTACTGGGTCAAAGAGAAGCACTAAAAGCAAGGAAAAAACAATACAAGGAAGACTTTGCTGCTCCTAAAGAAGCTGCTGATTATACTGAGTTTAAATCCAATGAGTTTAAATCTACACTAGAAATTGGTGATGTTGTTACATACACAACAGATAGTGGAGATGTTGCCGTGCGTATATGGACAGGTAATAGGTATATAAACTAGTGTCTCAATTATTATTAGATGACGAAGACGCCTATCTTAAAAGTTTAGAAGAAGAAGATAAGGCAGATAATGATCAACAAACATCTTTTCAAGAAGAAGATGATGAAGATGTTTATCTTAAACTATTAGAAGAAGAAGATAAGGCAGAACAGCAAGCATCGACACTAACATCACAAGACATTGATGATGAGGATGCTTATCTTAGAAGTTTAGAAGAAGAAGATAGGGCAGAGACAGGTATTGCAACACAAACTGCATCTGCTATACCCACTACTGTTTCCCCAACAGTAGAAGAACCCCAACCTATACCCACCCCTAATCAAGACGCTGCTATGATAGATGAATATCTACAAGATAGCAATGCTTTCTATTCAAGAGAGTACCTAAGTGGCCTTGACACCCAAAAACTTAGCGAAGTATTAAACGAAGAGCAACCTGCTTTAGTAGATAAGTATTATCCTGTATCTGGACAAGGCATTACACCAGAACAAGTAGACGAAATCTCTGAAGGTGCAGAACTTGTTGACTATATCCCAAGCTGGCGTGAGAAATCACAGTCGGCTATTGCTTCTGGCTTACAGAAAACTGGTATAGCTTCTGATAACTTTACTGCGCAGTCGATGGCGCAAGACTTTGTAGGTAATGCCAATGCTACCTCGTTGCTAGAGGGCTTTAGTGCGGCAGATTTTTCTCCTGTTAATGCTGTATTTGCATTGAATGAAATAGCTAGGGATGTTGAGAATATATCTAACAGAGAAGATTCAGAAGCTACTGATTATCTTTTACCTGCTACTTTTGCCGCTTTATCTATACTAGAAGCAGGTGGAATAACAAAAGGTTTAGGTAAGGTTGGCAAGGACATGCTGCGTCCTGCGGTGGATATAGCAAAAGATATAGAAAAGAAAGCCTTTAGAAAATCTAAGTTAGGTAAGAGTTTTAAAAAGCTAACAGATAGACGGGCAGCACAAGAGCAAACTAGAGAGGCTATCTTTGCAGAAAGGGCTAGTAAGTTTGATGTGACTGCTGCACGTGAAGCATCTGCTGCATCACAAGCAGAGAAAGCTGCAGCAGCCAAGGTATTAGCTGACAAGAACAGCGATATTCAAGAAGATTTAATTAGACAGTTTGAAAAAAACAACGATGTTGTTATATCTAGCAGGGGTAAGGATGGTAAACTAAGAGTTGACCCAAAGAAAGCTAGAGAAGCTGGTAAAAACATTATAGATGAGACTGCGATGATACCTGACAAGGGTATGTCGGACGAGGTATCTGAATTAATTAAAGATGCTCGTGGGCAGATAGGTGGTTTTAGTAATCCTCGTTTGCTTGAGTTAGTTTTAGATAAGTCTAAACTAGATGCTGTTACAGCTACTATAGCAAA